TTATAATATTATATTATTTGTTAATAAATTCATTCTATCATTTGCTTTTTGTAGTGTATAGTGTTTTACTTCTAATCCTAATTCTAGTCTTTCTTGTTCTGATGTTTTTTTACTTAATTCATTCATTGCTTCTTTATATGTAGAGGTGTTGTATGGCAAGTATATTCTAGGCAAATGTAAATTTTGTTTTATTAGTCTTAGTATTTGTATATATGGTGTCATATTTATATTTAATGTTTCACTGTATTCATCATATTTATCTGTTTTTAGTAATAATTCATTAAAGTGTATTTCATCATATATTTTTATATATTTACTTTTTATTGGTTCTATTATGTTTCTTATTCCTTTTAATGATTCTATTTCTGCTTTTCTTTCAATAGGATTTATTTCACTATATGGTATTATCATATTATTTATTTTGAATGTTCTTTCTTCAATTATTTCTTCTCTAGATTTTGTTTTTAATTCGTTTAAATAGTCTTTTCTACTAATATTTAATATTGATCTTATTATTTCTGTTTCAGGGTCCATATTATTTGTATCAAATACATTATACATTTGTTTTGAGTGGTGAATTTCGTGTAAAAGCATTCTATACGCAGTTAGAATTTCAATTAGTTTTAATTCTTCTTTTGTTATTCCATAACTATTGTTAATTCGATTTGCATATATTATGGCATGGTTTAGCATTTTTCCATAGTTTACTTCTATATGTTTTGTTGATAGAAAAAATGCTGCTGCAGTTGGACATTTATCATTTTCAATTATTTCTGTTATTTGATTTTCATTCTTTTCTTTCTTTATTTTTTCTTTTATTTCTTTCAATGTATTTATAGTGAATTCTTTTTTCATTAAGTTCATTATAAAATCTAATTCTTCTTGCATATTATTTACCTTTCTAAAAAAATAAAAACCCCTTATAAAGGGGATTAATTTTATCATGGCGGAGTTGGAGGGAAATAAAAAATATGTTTCCGCCATTAAAATATCCCTGTATTTTCTTCATTTCATGCATTGTTATTATATCACATTTTAATACATTTTTAATTTTTTATTAGATATTTATTAGATTAAATTTTCAAAAAGTATTGACATTACCTAGGTTATGTGATATAATATATATAGAAAGTGAGGTGAGGAAATGACAATTTCAATGAAAGTTATCACAATTAAGATAACAAAAAAAGGAATATCAATAAAGTTCGAGCTCGACATTCCTTTCACAGGCAAGAGTGGTAAATAAACCACTCCCCTGTTAATAATATTAACATATTATAATGAAATTGTCAAATTTGTATGGAAAAATTTAATCAGACAAAATATATTATAGACTATAGAAAAAAGCATAAAGCGCAGTTTAATGTAGATCTAAATATTGACGAAAAAGAAGAATTAGATTTATTACTTAAAGAACATGGACTAACAAAAGCCCAATTTTTAAGAAACGCAATTAATAATTTAAAACAACAAAAAAAGAACTAGCCGAAGCTAGTCTTTTTACTTTATTACTGCACCTGTGTCTGGTGCTACATATATTTGTACTGTTCCATAATCTCTTGTTTTAATTACAACAACTGAATCATTAACATATCTTATAATATCATATGTTAACCCTCCAAATTTGCTAGGTCTTAAGAATCCACATTCGTTTCCTATATATGGAGCCTTATCAAGCGGATATACTCTCCACGAATTAGCGGATGCTGGTAGATAAAGTTTTTTTGTTGATGTTGCACTTGATTGTGTTGGCTTCACTGATTCAGATGATTTTATTACCGCACCTGTGTCTGGTGCTACATATATTTGTACTGTTCCATAATCTCTTGTCTTAATAACAGCTACATAATCATTTACCATTCTTATAATATCATAAGTAAGTCCTCCGAATTTACTTGGTCTTAAGAATCCACATTCATTACCTACATATGGAGCTTTATCTAAAGGATATACTCTCCATGAATTAGCAGAAGCTGGTAGATATATTTTCTTTGTAGATGATGTACTAGGTTGTGATGATGGAGCTGATTGTGCTGGTGTTGGGGTATTATTAAGCTTATCCTGGATCATTTTAATAAATCTATCCCAACCCATATCTAATGTTCTATGAGGGCAATATTTATTCATGTAGTCTTGGTGTTTAGTAACTCTATCTATTCCCCAACCATATCTATTAAGAATATCAACAATTAATTCAACAGCATTTTGTTCGGCTTTGATAAATCTATCTCCACCTGATTTAGAATAACATATTTCAATCGCTATACCTTCACGGTTTCCTTTACCGTTTCCATCTCCAGCATGCCAACCGTTTCTGTTTTCTTCTATACCTTGTACGACTCTATAATCATCTACTGCATAGTGAAATGATACTTCATTACTATTACCTAACATATATGATATTTCGGCCATAGCAGAGGCGTCATTTGCTGTATTATGTACTACTATTCTTGATGGAGTCATCGAATAAGGACATTTTAACCATACTTGATAATCTGGACATTTAACTTTTGTTAATTGCATTCTAGATCACTTCCTTTACCATCGCTGTCTTCATCATTGAATTCATTTTCTTCAAGATTCTTTTTGTATAATTCTTCATCGAATTCTACTTCTTCAACTTTAAACATAATTACACCTCTTTCTTATTGTCTAATTCTGTTGTCATGTTATTAAGTGTCTTTTCTAATACTTCTTTTAATTTTGCTGGTATAGGTAATCCACATAGTACCATGTTTTTTAATATGCTTGTTGCTTCATATAGAATAAACATTATTCCAAACAATTCATTTAAACCACAGTTATTCAAATGTAGAAAACTAGCAATTTCTTCTGGAACAAAGAATAAAAGATTAATTTTTAACATGTAATCTAAAAATATAAAAGAGATTGCACATGCAATCATTGCACCTTTTCTTAATAATCCATTTATGCCTACTGTGCTGTTCCATTTATGCTCTTTTAATGCTCTAATTGAGCCTAAAATTGTGTCTAATACTATTAGTAACAAGATTATTTTAAGTATATATTTCGAATTTAATAAATTTATTATTTTATCTAACATTTTAATTCCTTCTTTCTACATATTATATTTTCATTAATACTACTTTGTAGTCACAACTTGCTGTTGTTGATGCATCAAATGCCAATCGTATTGCGACTTTATCTCCTAGTGATATAAGAGGTTGTTGACTTATTGAACCATTATATCCACTACTATAATTTGCACCACCCATATTATTAAGCATTTGAGAAATAACCACGCAATTATCTTTTGTAAATCCTGTTGGATAGTCTACCTGTTCCTGTGCTGTATAAGCATTACTTACTGATATAGTTCCAGTTAATACTGCAAACTTAGAATTTACAGCATGAACACTTGGTACATTTTCAGTGCTGTCACTATCTAAAGAATTCTCTACATCAGGAATAATTTTTTTTCTTTCTGTATATTCTGTTACTACATTGCCTGGTTCTAATTGCATATTTTCAAATACAGATGTTTTATTTGTGCTTGATTCTACAGTATCATTACTATATACTCTTACAAGAGTGCATAAACTTGATAATTCGAATGTTTGATGTACATTTTGTATATTATGTTCAAGAAGCACTTCTGTAATTAAATTATCATTATTATCATAAAATTTCATTATAGAACTAACTGCATCATCGCCAGTTATATATCCGCTTATTGTATATACACCGGCTGGTAAATTAGTTTGAAATGCAGTACTTTTTGTTACTCTTATCTCATTTTCAAGAGGCCAAAGATTCTTGCATTCTATCTTTCCAACAAATATTTTATTTATTGATGATAAACCATTTATCTTATTAGAAATAGACTGTATATTATTTCTATTTTCTTGTATATCTTGGGTATTTTGTTCTATATCTTGTGAATTATCAAATATTCCTTTATCCATTATATTTAAACTTGTAGGATTTATTGGCGTGGATCCTGAATATTGTGGTTGTACCGTCATATGTTTTGTTCCATTTATTTCAACATAACCATCTGCAACCTTAGTTCCAGATTGCCAATTAACTCTTTGATATGCCATTATTTATCACTCTCCAATCTTTTAATTCTTTCTTGAAGTTGTTTTATTTGTTCTTGTTGTTCTTGTATTGCCTTACAGCATACAGATATATAAGAATATAATTCAACACTATCATTTTCTTTTGATGTAACTTCTTTTGAATAATTAAATTTATCTCCAATTACAAATCCTATGTGTTTTTTATCTGTATCATTTTCTTCTTTCATATGATACTTATATATATCTATATTTTTTATAATATCTAGGGCATTATCTAATTTTTCGAAATCCTTTTTGTATTCTTCTTTTGATGTTTGAGTTAAAGACACACATGATATTGCTCCAGTTTTAAAATCAGTACTTATTTTTACTGTACCATTAGACCAGGCTTTAAAATCACAATATTGATATTCGTCTGAATCAAGATTTACATATGCTGAATTATCATTTTGAATACTTATGAAGGGAAAACCACTTGGCTTACAAAGAGTGAAGTCTCCTTTTATTTGTAATGATGGAAGTAAAGCAGAACCTGTGCCTATTTTTACTTTTTCTTCCCCATCATATATCATTAGTATAAACTTATCAAAACTACTACTATCGATTTGAAAACTAGCCGCTTTACTATAATATATATTTCGATTTATTCTCATGGCATCAATTATATTGACTACACCATCATTGTTAACATCATATTTTATAAATTCTTCTGGGGTTAATGTGCCTGTACCTATAATATAATTTCGGACTTTATTATAATCTTGAACAGTAAATTTTTGTTCTTCTGGCTCATATTCAATATAAAATTTGTTATTGTCAATATCAAATCCAGAAATTTTTCCAGCTGTTGCTCTTATTTTACCTTCTTCATTTACACCAAAATTTTCACTTTCTATGGTCATTTCATCTACTGTAAGGTTAAATTCTTTGCCTTTCATGTTGATTTTATCAGCTTCTATCTGTACTTCACTTGTATCATCATTTATCTTTGCTACTATACTTGCGTGTGTAAATTCTTCACCATCTAACTTTTTTGATAGTTTAAGATTAAATTCTTGAGCTGTTAATACTAATGCTGAATTGAATTCTTCTGTCTTAGCAAAATGTTTATTCATTTCAACATTTGTTAAGTATTCTATTTTCATATTAAGATAGTCAAAGTCTTGTAAATATACATAGTTAGTACCTTCAAATAAAGTTATTTCTGGTATTTCTAATGTTTGTATATATTCTTCTTGCAATTTAGTAATAATATCAAATCTATCTATATTACATCTTCTTTTAATAATACCTTCTAATTGATTAACATCATTTAATGTAATTATTAATTCGTCATACACATCATCATAAGAACATAATCTATTACCAATGTTTATTTCATAAGTTTTTAATTCATTAGATGGATTAGTTTTTGGTTGTTTATCTATACATAATGTTAATATCATAAAATCACAATCCTTCCAAATATAGATCATCTGATGGATATAAATCATCTGATGGATATAAATAATTTATTATTTCTGTATGTCCTTTTACAGAAAATGATATAGGCTTATATTCTAAGCTATCATCTAATCCGAGTTGATCTGTTCCTTCTGCTGATTTTAAAAAGTTAAGCTTATCTGTAACTTCAAAATGTATTCCATCTTTATCAATACTTCCTATAACATTGCCATTTTCGTCATATACTTCTAATATACCGTTAGTATCATTAGCACCACCTAGTTTTAATACTCCACCTCTGATTAATGAAGCAGTAAGGTTTATAACATTGATTTGTTGCATGTCTAATGTTCCATCTATTAACCAAGCAGAATTAAAAGGTCCATTTATACCATGTTCTGAGAATCCTATACCACCTGAAGATATTTTTATTACATGTGTAGCTTCTTCTTTAGGAAGTGAATCAACTACTAAGATCTTGTCTCCATCATAAATAACATAACTATTACCTAGAACTGCATTAATCTGAGCAGTAGCTCGAGCAAGTTCATTTTCTAGGATTATTTTATTTTCTTTTACTAATGATTCAGATTGTTTAGTTGCTTGTGATACTATTTCTTGAGTTAGATTTTTAAGTTCTTTTTTGAAATTACCAAATTCTATCTTTTTATATTTACCACTTATAGCATCCCATACAATAGATATAACTTGTGTTGTTATATTTACTTTACATTTAGAATGTTTTACATAAATTGTGTCTCCTATATCAGATATATTGTCTATTTTTGCACTTACAGAATAATTGATTTTAGGCACTTTATTTTCTTGTAAATATGCATTAGCAGTTTGTAGTAACCATAACTTTGTAGCATTTAAAAAAGCCTCATATGTTTCAAAATCATCTGCGTTATATATATTTTCAAATTTAACAATTTTTGTATATGGTATATCGTATAATTGTTCATTCAATTCAACATACACATCATCAAGTAAAATGGCGTTTTCTCCATCAGTTGTATATGGTAGTATTTTTGTGCATACATTATCCCAATTTTCTGATGTAGATATATCACTTATATTTTTATTGTTTGCTAGAACAACTCCTCTGTCTTCACCGATATTTTGTTTTATTCCAAATGTGAAATTATCTCTATATAAATGTCCTCCATACTTATCAGAATCTATTAAAGACACAAATACATCATATAAAGTCTTTCTTACCATTCTCGTTGTTAAAACAGTTGATATATCACTTATAGTTGTAAAAGGTGTTTCTATATCAGTATTACTATTGTAGTAATCAAGTGCTGCATTACAATTCTTATTTACAGCCGATTTATCAGTTATAATATAATTTTTACTATCATAGGTTAAATGCCAGGCTTTAGATATTATTCTTTTATTTTTTATTTCTGGATTATCACATCTAAAACCTTGCACTCCCCACGGTGTTGATACTCTTATGATCATTCCTTTTTGATAATAATCAATATTTTCAAGTATATCCTCTAATTCAATATAATAATCTCCATTATCTGCTTTAGTTATTTCAGCAAATAATGGATGTAAGATTTTTATACCATTGTTATTAAATACTTTTTCATTACTATCATAAACTCTTATCATATAACACCAAAAAGAGGATTATTAGTCCTCTACCTTTCTTAAATTATATTTATAATCAGATATATCAATAATTTCTTTTGAACAGTATTCTACTTCAAATACACCATATACTTCAGTACCAATAGTAATGATATTTTTACCTTCTATTAAATTTATATTTGGTAATTCTATATCTTCTTCTGTTGGGGTTGCTAATACATAATCTACGGTTACTGGGTTTGATGATAACCATTCTTTAAAATCTTCTAATGTTGTAAAATTACTTGATTGTATTCTTATTTTATGATTATTTACTCTATGTAAAGCAATATTATCTTTTAACCAAGATTTATTCCATCTAGCAGTAGTACCAAAATAATTAGCAAATAAAGATATATTATTATATTGAGTAAAAATCTTTATTAAGTTATTAGAACAGTCAAATTGAGATATATTGTTATATATATCGGCTAATACCCAATTTTCACTACCATCAAATACTACTTCACCTAATTGTCTAACAATTTTACCATTTATAAAATCAATATAATCACTATATTCATCTATTTTTCTTAATGGTTCGTCTAGGTATATATTTGTTGTTTCGTTGTAGTATGAGATGTATTTAGATGGTGCGGTTGAGCCTTCTACTATTTGAATGCTATTTGAAATTTCATTTACTGATGGAGTAGTACTTGCCACACCTACAAATACGCATAAATATTTAGCAGTGTTGGGTGTATTAATTGTGTATTTTACGGAATTGTCTGCACCTGCTGAAGTCCCAATATAATTTAATATTTGTATTCCTGCTGTTGGAATATCATCACATGTAAAAACACAAAATCTATTGTTTGTTCCAGTGTTTGATTTTATTATTGTGTAAGTAGTATTTGATTTACATTTAATATAATATGTATTTGCTCCTGCAGAGTTTTTTATAACTGTCCCATCGGTATACAAATGAACTAAATTAGCATTATCCTTATCAAATAAATTATCACTTCTAACATTAACTGGTATTTTATAGCCGTTATAATATGTTTCGTACTCAGTAGCTATCGGGTTTTCTTCAATTTGGATAGAACCTAATATGGTGTCTATTTCATCTTGACTCATACCTGATATCTGGGAAAAATAAAATAGTAAGTATTTTGCATTAGCATTGGTTACATATCCGTCTAATTTAGTAGTATTATATTCAGAACTATATTTATAATAGAAATTTTCAACTGTCATATTGGCTATTGGTATAGTTTGCGTTGTTCCTATTCTGAATCTTCCTTTATTGTCTCTTATTTGCATTCTCTGAAATGAATATTGTGTGTTTGGTTTGCATTTTATGTATGCAATTAGGTCACCATCACCCGATATTATTTTTCCTGTACTACCTTGAATATAACCGTTTATTATATTGGCATTGTTCTTATCAAACAAATTCTTTGTCCTATCTCCACAACTTATTATTTCTTGTGGATAATCTGGATTAGGACTTGGTTGCCCACCTGTGTATGGTTCAAATTCTGTTGCAGTTGAGCCTTCTTCTATTTGAACATAATAAGTTTCGTCTATGATTGTATTTGCTGGCGCATTTATCAATAATACAATTTTCTTTATATCACGAGTTAAAGTTCTGGTTTTAGTAGTTTTATTATCAATATTATAATACTCACTATCGTTATAATATAGTCTTGCATATATTTGATATTGCGAATTGCTACTAATTGTTAAGGTTGTACCAACCGGTATATTAACATTAAATTCGTTTACCCAGGGCCAACCTTGTAGCGTCGTTCCTACGGTTGTCATTAAGCCTGTTTTTTTATCATAGGTTGTTTGTGTTCCTTTACCAGTATTCGTTGTGCCGAAACCTAACAAATTTTTCCCACTTGTACTATTCTGATATGTATTACCATATATTTTATAATCTTTTAAATTTTTATTAAGTGCATCTTCAATAGTTACATTACCATTACCACTTATACTTTTAAACTTATTACTTCTTATTTTAGGACTGATATTATATTTTAAATTATTGCTTTGTTTTAGTTTACAACTAAAATTATTTATACTTCTTAAAATTGCTTTCATAATTAAGCCTCATTGTTAGTGAAAGTAACTTCTTCACTGATTTCTAGAATACCTACTAAGATTGTCTTTTTTACAGAATTTTTAATTATTTCTATATCATAAGCATATCTACCATAGTCTAGCTCATCAGTATCTGATGGATCTATAATGATATTGTAAATATTATCTGTTAAAGAGATACCATCATTTAATTTTTTTTGAAATAATACTTCATCTGTGTTAGTGTCATTTTTAACTGTAAAATAAATACTATCTACTGTTGTAGGTGTATTATTATCAGTTATTTCAAGTTCTAATGCTTGTGTATCTCCTCTAACCATACTTAATATATTTTTCATTTACATTCTCCTTTCTTATAACCATCTACTATTTGCAATAACTTCTATTTTTGTAATAGTACCAGTCCATGTAATAATATTTTTACCTCTTTTTAATAGTGGAAATTCACCATTCATATTTCTATTTTTTAATATATTTCCTAAATAAGCATCTTGCTTATCACTATCAATAATTACTTCTGATTCATTATTTGGAAATGTATAACTAAAAATAGCGACATTATCCATCTTAAATTCGATTGTGCCACTACCCTCTAATTTAATTATTGGTTTTGAATCTAAAAATCCGTTATTTATAACTGTTATACTTTCTGATGGATTATTAAATACTTGTTTATGTTCTTGATAAAGATATTTAAATGGTTGTGTTCTTATTTTAACAGTTGCTTCTTTAAATCTTACCAATCTTTCATAATTAATTTGATTTATTATTTTTACTTTATAGTATTTATCTGGTTCATTGCTGAAGACAATTGAACCTTCACCATTAAAATAATCAATAACCTCATCTATATCATAGTTTCTTGTAAGACCTATTTTAAGAGTTTTATCATAACTTTCATATCCTAAGTCTTCCATATAGGATCCATCTACACCATCTATAACTGTTTCAGATACTCTCATTTTAGGTTTAGTAATAGAAGGAAGTTCTTGTATGATTAAGCCTCTAATTGTTCTACTATCTATTCCTTTAAATATTACATAATTATTCATTAATAAACCACTCTTTCTACTACATCAGATACAAAACTTCCCATTTCTCTACCATTCATAACAACCTTTGTGTCCTTTAAAGCCTCTTTGAATGCGTTTACTAAAGTATTATAATTTAATGAATTTGTTCCGTTAGAATTTAAATTAACACTTGTATCAAAGTCTGTTGGTATCATATTACTCATATTTTCTGCAACACTTGACATAGTATCTCCAAATCCCTCTTCAATACCTAATGCTAAATTTGTACCAATTTGTTCCTTAAAAACTCTGGATGGAGAATGAATCCCAAATACAGATTTAAATTTATTTACAATTCCACTTCCGAAGCTACTTACAGCATTTTTTAAACTCTCCCATTTTTCCTTAATACCTTCCCATAAACCGCTAATAAGATTCCTACCAACATCTTTTATTGATGATAAACCATTTAATAATCCTGAAACTAATGAACCTATAATTTCAGGAGTTTTTGCTATTAATTGAGGTATAGCCATTATTAATCCTTTTCCTAGTTCTACAATTATTCTGATACCCATTTCAATTATTTTAGGTAAATTACCTATTATAGCTGTTACTAATTTATCTATAATAATAGGAATTTTATCTATCAACACTGGTATTGCATTTATTAATCCTTCTGCAAGGCCTATTATCAATTCAATTCCAGCATCTATAATTAAGTCGACATTATCAATTAATGTAGTAACCATTAGCAATAATGCATCCATTATAGTAGGAATTAATGTTGGTAGACTTTGTGCAATTCCCTGGACTAAAGATACTAATACTTTTACTCCTGCTTCTAATATCATTGGTAAATTTTCTACTAAAGAAGATACAACTTGCATTAGAACTTTAATAACAACAGGAAGTATTGCACCTAAATTACTTGTAATACCATTTAATAATTGGGTTATAACTTGTAAACCTGCTGATGTTATTACAGGTAAATTATCAACAAGGGCTTGTCCTAATGTTTGAATTAAAGTACCTGCTAATTCCATTAATTGTGGTATTTGTTCACTTATATTCTCTACTAATGCATTTACACTATCTGAAATCATTCCCATTGCATCTGAAATTCCTCCGGAATCACCATCAACAACGCTACCTATAAGTGCATTAATACCTACCATCAAACTATTTATATTTCTTGTTGCTACTGATACTGCTGGTGCAAAGGCACTTGCTAAAATATTACCTGTTGACTTTGTAGTAGACTTGAATATTTGAAATTGATCATCCAATTCACCGAGAGATTTAAGAGCTTCTTCATCTAAAACTGCGCCCATTTCATGTGCTGCATCTGTTAATTCAGTTAATCCTTCAGAGCCTAGCTTTATTAATGGATTCAATTCTTGAGCCGATTTTCCAAACAATTGCATTGATAATGCATCTCTTTCGGTTTCATTTGACATTTCTCCTAATTTTCCAATTGTCTCATTGAATATTTCTTGATTGTTTCTTAATGAACCATCAGCATTTCTTATAGAAACACCTAATGCTTTATACTTTTCTTCATTAGATTCCAATGACTTTGTCATTTTAGCCATTGATTTTGTTATGGTTTCTAATGGAACATCTGTTAATTCTGCTACTGCTTGATATTCTTGTAATTGATCTGTTGCAATACCAGTTTGAGCGGATAAAGTCATAATGTTATCAGCATAACTTGCTCCATCTACTAAAGCGCTACTCATTGCATTGCCAATTGATTTGATTCCATTTGCTATAGCAGTTAATCCACCTTTAATTGCATCACTTATTAAATTTGCTTTTATTAGATCACCAAGTTTTAAAGTATTTTCTCCTACTTCCTTTAAATTATCAGAACTATTTCCTAATTCTCTATTCATTTTATTTAATTCTGATTGAGCATCATTTAATTGTGTCTGCCATTTCTTTGTAGTGGTGCTGTTTTCACCTGTTTCTTTCTTTGCGGATTCCAAAGCTTCCTTTAGAATTTTTACTTTCTCTTGTTGTTCGCTAATTTTTTTTGTTAAAACTTCATTAGTTTCTTTTAATTTTTTTGATGAATTATCATTTTTATCATATTGACTTGTGACTACTTTCATCTCACTGCCTAGTACTCTTAAATTATCACATATACTAGAAAGGGCCTTTTTATACTCGCTTTCTTGCTGAAGTTTAATAGTTCCTCCAAAACTACTGGCCATACTATCCCTCCTTTCTAATCTGGTAAAAATTCACCTTCATGGTTTGCTAATTCTTCTAATTCTCTATAAGTCCTACCACTTAATTGAAAATCATAGTTATTTCTATAATGCCTGAATTGCTTACAGAATTTTTTTAAGGTCATTCTTCCTACTTCTTTTTGTGAATAACCTAATAAAGTGTGTCCTACAAATAAAATCCACGAGAAATTTATTTTTCCATCATCTTCCTCGTGGACTACACGTTTTTTTGTTCTTCTTCTTTGTCTTCAGTTGATGATATTGATAAATTTTTGATTGCAGATAATACATTCGTAATTCCAGCATCTGTAATAATTCTTCCTACTTGTTTTAAACTTACAAATTCTTGTTTAATATCTGAACTTTCATTTTGTATATCTATTGCTTCATTAATCATTTCACGCAAGCCTACTTTTAAATCTGATACTTTGGGTTCTCCAGTATTACTTTTTTCTACTATATCTGCCCAATCGCCAACAGTGCCGTAAGCATTTTGAATTTCTTCCATTACATTTAAATTGAAACAAATTGGATATTTCTTATTTCCTGCATCTATATAAGCTAATTTTTCTTTCATAAATACCTCCATATAAAAAAATAAGACTAGACATAAAATCTAGCCTTATTCTGTCTTATCATTATTTTTTGATGTTTTATTTTTAACGGCTTCAAAGAAAACCTTATTTTTTTCGTACATTTCTTTTGGAATGTCATAGTTTTTGCCTTCAACAAAAACTTTTTCTCTATTTAATTGACATGTACTTATACATTTAACTTCCATTTCTACCTCCTAATTTGCTGAAGGTGTTAGTAGTGTATCTAAATAAGTTTCAGCAGCTGCTTCAGTATCAAAAGTCTTATGTTTTTCCCAATCACCAATAGCAAATCCATTCATTGCTGTTTCTAATGCAAATACTTTAGCTTCAATTGTAGTTGTTCCAAACTCAATATTTTCTCCTTTTGTTTTTGCGTCAGTTGTTATGTTTGTACATTTACATCTTGGGAAAAATTCAACCTTATATTTTTTTGAACCATTGATCATTTTAGTAACAATGTGTCCATATCCAAATTCTGGAGCGTTATCATTTATATTTTTTGTAACTTCTCCTGCATTTGTTTGACCTGAAGTAATTGTATTACCCATTAATTTAGCTTCTTTTGTATCATCATCATTGGCTACAGTGATTGTCAAAGTTCCACTTTTAAAACTGTAATCAGATTCTGCTAATGCATCATCAGCATATAATTCAGCACTGTTATATTCAGCTGAAAACTTTTCGTCAATTACCTTTTCTAATTTAGGTACTGTAGAATTTGTTAATGCACTATACTTATTGGTTTCTTGATCAATAGTATTGTACTTACCTTTTTTAAATCCAATTCTGGCCATCTGTAATCATCCTTTCTTTTTGCCATGTAGTGACCTTATGAAAAAAACGAGTATCTTTTTCATAGATATCCTCGCTATCCTCATCCCAAGTCCAATCGGCATTATATAATTTTTTCTTTACTTCTTTTAAAATATCTAAATAATTGCCTTTAGTATAAATATGTATGTCGTAAGTACTTACAGTTGCTAATACCTCATCATCACCAAAAAAAACAGGTTCTTCGCCTAATGAATTATAAACAATATAAGTTTCTTCTGTTCCTTCATAGTCTAAAAATTCAAATGGAATCTTTTTATTATTTACTGTAAAATCAGCAAATAATGTTTCTAATTCTTGATTCTTCATTAGTCTTTTGGTAAATACCTTTCTTGAACTTTTAACATTTCTTGTTCGATATCTTTCTTTTTAAATGACTTTCTAAAAAATGGTTTAGGAGCCTCACCTCTAGATGTTCCTCTTTCTCTAGCGTTTGCTACAAGTGCAGCTGGAACTTCTTGTCCATTTTCATTTGTAAAATATCCATAAAAACCAACTTTAGTATTAATACCATCATCACTTGGAGTTTTATATGTCCTAGTGATTTTTAAACATTTTTCCAAGTTATCTGTTTTTTTGAAGGACCTTTTCATATTAGCAACAACATTCTTTCGAACGACTTCAGCTCCTGCTCTTGTCATTTCACTACACATTTGCTCACTGTTCATCGCTAATTCTTCTAATTCTTTTATTAGTTCTGATGGTATTTCTGCTACAAATTTAGCCATTTATTTAGTAACCTCTTTAGCTTGAATTTCTAGTTCTACGTTTGCTTCATCTATATTGTTTAAATATTCAATTGTATATGTCTTACTATTATATTTGATAAACATATCTCTTGTAATTTTTGTTATTGGATATCTGATTGTAAAATTGGTATAAGCTTTTTCAAAATCACTATCGTTCATTATCAAAGTCATACCTCTTGTTGTTTTTATATTAGCATAAGTAGTTAAGACAATGACTTCTTGTGCTTGCTTAAATCCATCATTGTCTTTTTGAACTACTTTTTTATAAATACTTATTTTCTTATTATATTTACCTGCATTTATCATAAAAGATTTATCCTATGTCTACCTAATATAGTATCAATTACTTTATTAGTATTTGATTTATCAACATAAAGTGTTCTATTATCATACATATCCTGGCATAACACATAGATTGCTATAATAAAATCTTCATGTTTATCTAAATCTTCAAGACCTGTTTCATCTTTTATATACTTTTTGGCAACTTTTAGATAAGTATCAATTGTTTTTTTTATGCTATCATCTAATTCTGCTATTCTTAAATAATCTGCAATATCTTCTATTTTAATATCGCTTACTTTATTAATCATATTCTACCTCCTTCGAGGAATAAAGCCTAAACAACATGATTATTTTATTCAGATTAATTTTCTTCTGATCCTTCAGGTTCATCATCATTGTTTTGATTTGAACCTTCATCATTGTCTTGAGCTAAATCTGATTCAGAAGAATTAATTTGTGCTTGTAATTGTTCAATTATTTCTTCTTTTTCAGTTATAGTTGATTGCAATTCTTCTATTGTTTTATTAGCTTCAGCTAATTCATTTTGCAATTGTTTTGTATTAGAAACAACATATTTCTTTATTAATTTTGCTTTTAGCAAGTCTTTTGCTAAAGCTTCATCTGTTATTTCTCGTACTTCACCAACTGCCATAGAAATGATACCGCTGAAACTTTGATTTGCTTCGTACATATTAACCTCCTATTATGCTGCTGGTGTAGTTGCTACTGCAATCTTTTGAGTATTTTCAATTTTTGAATCTAATTCAGCATATCCACATACCCCAATTGCGTGTTGTGTAGCATATTTTTCTAACAAAACATTAACCTCAAAATCTTCTGATATTTTAAATGCTAATCCGCTTGCATCTCCGTAGAATATTACATTAGTGTCAACTTGTCCAAGATTTTCAATGTTTTCTGATGAGAATACAGGTTTTCCAAGTAATTCATAATCCCAGTCTTTATTAAATACTTGGTTTAGTAAATAATTTCCTTGACCATCTCTTAATTTTCTTATTGCTTTTCTTGTTGCTCTACTCATATACCATGCAGATGATGGTTGATATACATCTGGTACAGTTTCTTGAATATCTATTAGTTCGTCAGAAGTGATAGCACTCTTGCTTGCTAATACTACTTTCATAGCTGTAGTATCATATGAACCACTAATTCCTGCTATTTTGTTAGCTGTACCGTAGAATCCTTCCCTTTCTACAAATGATTTATATTTTAAAGCTAATCTGTCAATAGCAAATTGTACTAATTCAAAATCAGTATTTTTTAGCAATGACTTAGATATTTTTACTAATCCGCCTGTTAAAAAACCTGTTAATGTGATTGTTGCAAATTTATTAGATTTTTCCTCTAATTCACTGAATTCTTGAGCATATGTTACTTGTACATCATCTTCTGATGCGTTAACTTTTGGAATAATCAAAGTACCTTTTTCATAATACTTTGTTGCTCTTGCAAATAATGGTGATATTTCAGCAACTTTATCCATGATTTTCTTAACAATTGTTGTTGGAATGATTGCACCATTAGCTCCTTTTGTCATTTGAGAGGCTTCATTCTTAATACCATTTCTTAACACATTGGCAAAAGATTTGATATCTTTTTCTTCTTGAGACATAACTACTTTGTCTTCTACTTTTACTTCTTTAACTTCCATTTTATTCACCTTTTCCTCCATTTCAATTGTGTTTTCAATATCTTCAATTTCGTTCATGATATTGTCGAAGTTTTCTTTTTCTTCTTTTGTTACTGCTCTATTTTCAGCCTTAGCAGTAGCAACTATCTTTTCGGCTTGTTCTTTTAAGTCATTAGACTTTTCAATTAATTCTTTCATCTACTTTTCCTCCTTTAAAGAATTTAATTTATTGTCAAAATACGAGTAATCAATATTTTGAACTACCTCAACAATTTCTTGTTGTTTAGGCTCTTCCTTTTTGTTTTTAAACATATCAGGTACATTTTTATAACACTTAAATAAATTTTTATCTAAACATGCTGTACCTTCTTTTGTTTCATTTAATAAATTGATATTAAAAAGGTCATCTACTTCTTTAGCAGATAACCAACTTTCAACTTCTATTAAATTTTTAATTGTTTCTGTATCGCATTTAGCCTTTTTTTCATATAAAGGAATCATTACATTATCTTCAATTGAATTTAATGTATCAATTTCTTTCTGCATATCATTAGCATTTCCCCACGCAATACTCATTGGCTTATGGACCATTAACATTGAATTTGTATACATGTTAATAACATCTGCCACCATAATTAAAAATGAAGCAGCACTTGCAGCTAATCCATCAACATAAGCATTAATTGTTATATGTTTTGTTTCTTTTGCTCTTTGAAGCATAGATGCCATTGTAGATGCGGCGAAAACTGAACCACCTGGAGAATTAACATACATATTTAATGTTGAATAATCATTAATGTTGTCTAATGTAGCCTTAAAATCATTTAAATCTACATCTGATTCACTAGGCCACCAATCATCGTCTTTATTATCTGTAATGGCACCATAAATGTATAGATCACTACTTTTTTCTGTTTCATTTTTAAATTCGTAAAACTTACTCATTTGCATCACCTCCTTCACCTATTTTTTTCTCTGAATCAGTGTTTGGTGTGTAAAATTTCTTTTCTTTTGTATCATAGATAACATTTCCTAAAGACATAGCAACAATATCTAATCCATCAATTGAATCATAATCTTCTAAATACCTTATTTCGTTTAATGTTATCCATCCAGTTTCTTTTGCAACCTTATAAGCTTCAAATCTTTCTTTTAATGTACCTTTTAATGCTTCTTTTAAATCAAAAGCAAAATATCTAGTTTTCTTTTCCTTTTCAAGTAATAAATTCCTATTTAAGGCACATTCAAAAGCGGAAATAATCGGTTGGATTGCTTCTTTAAAAGTGTCACTATAATTGTCTTTTATATGAAAAATACCATCAATTTCTTTGTTGAGGGTATTTTTACTTTCATTTAATTGCATTTCAACACTAGAGCTAGATGATTCTTTAAAATCAAGTCCTTTATTTAAGACAACAACATTAGATTCGTTATTAGAATATAGTTTTTTCCAAGCTGCTTTTAATTTTTCTATTGCCTCTTTAGTCAAAACATTTTCTGATTTTAAAAAACCTTTTTTGTTACCACCAGTTTTTAATAAGATTAATTGATATAACATTGTTTGATATGCTGTTTCAATTGCTTTTGAAACTTGTTGTGTTACTCCTGTTCCTGAATAACCATTTTTTGTATTTCGCAATAATTTTATAAAATCATAATCTTGATAATCCTTACCATCTATAGTAAAATGATAAGATTTAAATATTGGATCTTCATTATAAAAGATATCAATCTTATTAGGTTCTACATAATTTAAAGACTTAACTGTATTACGCATTTTATTTATATATGCGTATCCACCTTTATCAAGTAAATAATCTTCTACTATTGCTCTTTTAAATTGAACTCCGTCTAATGTATCTTTAGTATCATCATTCAAAAGATTTACTCTAGAATCTTCTATTTCTTTGACTTTTTTATCTTCTGTGATTTCATATAGCTTTATTGGAATCATTGCTATTGTTCCACATATAAAATCAACTGCTTTAAAAACTGCTGGCAAAGTCATAGCTTCATTTCTGCCTATTGTTTCTCCCTCAAGAAGTGCCTTTAACAAAATATCATCAACTGAATCAACGGTAATTTCATTTTTTTTCTTAAATATCTTTGGCCATTTCATTCTTTCTCACCTCCTTACAATACCTGGACTACAAAACCACTTTGATTAAATATTACATCTTGTTCTAATAAATAAATTGAATTGATTAATGCAACAACCATATCTACTTTTCCATTAGATTTTTTCTTAGTAATATATCTATTCATATTAGTGTCATAGCTGCATCTTGCATTTTCAAAATTGATTTCTAATAATTTATTAGGTTCGTATTGGAATTCTCCATCTAATATCTTTTCATATAGTAATTTAGTAGGGCTATGTAGTGTATCACTGTGCTGTCTTATTTGAATACAGTTATATTTTGTATCCCATTTTTGAGCAGAACTTAAGGCATTATATCTATCGTAACCAATAGCCATTATTCGAACATTGTATTTTTCTTCAATTTCAAATACAAAATCTTCTATAACGCCATAATCAACTACTTTATTACCACATGCTATACACTTCATCGCATTAATGAATTCTCTATAATCAATTCTTTCAAATTGATTTTTTTCTTCTATTCTTCCTTCTGGAATAAAAGCAATAACATCAGCAATAATGTTGTTGTTATCGTCTACACTACTCATTGCTACAGCACAGTTATCATTTGTCATAGCTAAGTCCACACCTATATAAACTTCTCTATTGTTCCAATCAATTTTAGCAACTTTACATTTTTGAACTTCTGATACATCAATAAAACTTTCAGTACCTAAACCTTGATAGATGATGTTACAATGCTTTGTTAAGAAGTTTTCTCTCAATCCTTCTTGTGATATTGCTTTTGTTCTTCTTCTTATAAGATCTTGATATACAGCTTCTACTTCTATCGCTAATGGATTAGCTTGTAATATTACATCGTCATTAGTTGACCAGTCATCTTTAATTTCCTCATCAGGCTCAAATAATAATGCAAAAGTTGTTTCGTCATCATGTATCCCGTCCAATACTTCTTTTTCGTATTTTGTTTCTTCTTCAAATGGATTATTAGTTGTAGGATATTTCGTAGATATTATAAAACCTAGTTTGTTTTCGATTAATAATTGTCCTGATCTCATAGCTTCAACGGGATATGCCGTTGGTAAAGCTCCTACTTCATCAGCAATAAAAACAGATGGCTCTTTACCATCCATTCTTGATGTAGAATAATTAAGCGGTGTATATTTTGTAGATTTTTCCTTATATGTAATACTATCTCTAAGTATTTTAAATTCATCATCACCTAAAACGTCATAATTAGTTCTAATTAATGGTTCTAATGCTTCTTTTATTTCTTTAGCAAGGCTTCCATCAGGTGCAACACTAAAGAATCTAGAAAAAGGCGGTTCAAGATAAAATAAAACTAAAAAAAGAAAGGCTACTATAAAAGTCTTTCCGTTCTTACGTGCTATTTCTAAAACAATGTTTTCATATCTTCTTTTCTTAGGATTATCTCTATATACAACACATAGACTTGCTATAACAAGTAACCATTGATATCCAGCAAGTGAATTATATATTGATTCTCCAGCTTTTATACCTTTGGCCATTTTTAATACTTTAGCAATCTTATTTATTTTTTTTAATCTCTTTTCATTTATGCAGTATTTAGGATCTTCATCATCACATATTTTTAAAAATATTTCGCATTGTTTTTTTACATACTTTGGAGCAGTAAATTTCTTTTTGTTCTTTTCATTTCTATAATAAAGTTCTGGTACTTCTACCATATCGTGAACTACTTCGTATGCATAAATATAACTAGGATGATTCTTAATCATCATCATCACCTAATATTTCGTCTAATTTTTTCTTTTCAGGTGGTTTGTTTATATTTGCTATAGATAACTTAGCTCGTGATTGAGGTGATAAACACAACTCATTACAACACCTAAAGAAATCTTTACTATACATATCTCTTGCAGATTTAAAAGCACCAGTTAATAACAAGTCAGAATCTTCATTTGCTTGTTTTTCTAATGTCTCTAATCTTTCAATTGAGATTGCTGTCTGATTAAGAACAAAAGTGTCGAGATTTCCAAGTATTTTACTTTCTTCTAAATTTTCTATTATAAATTTAAAAATTTGTTTTTGTCTTTTGTTCAGATGTCTGAGCGGTTTCAACTTATCTTTTTTACCTTTCAATTTTTCTTCAGATTCTTCTCTAGATTTTATTTCTTCTTTAGTTAAGTTTTTAGAAATTACTCCTATCGACTTTGCAGGTCTTGCCATATTTATCACCTCACTTTTTTCATTTAGGGAAAATTTTTCGTTTTGAGATGGCAGGTGGGTTTTGAACATAATTATTTTTTTGAATAGATTATGTAGGGGGGATTAGTTTTGATAAGATAGCAACAATTTATACAGTTTTTCCTTGATAAAATAAGAAATTATTCTATTACCTTTTCTTTTTCTTTTAATTATCAAACAATCTTTGTTTAAAAAGTTTTTAAGTTCTTCAAATATATTTGTTATTGTTTCAATTATTGAATCAAAAATATCAATTATTGTGTGAATTGTTTCAACTATACAATCTTTTATTTGATTAATTTCTTCATCTGTTAACGTATTCATCTTATATCCTCCTCAACTATTCTTGATTGTTCTTTTCGTGGTATATCTCCACACTCTGCCATTTCATGATGATGTCTACATAAGCTAATAAGATTATCATCTTCAAAAGCCTTTGAAGGATCTTCTTCCAAAGGAATAATGTGATGCACTTCTATATCAGTACTATTATATTGCTTTACAGTACCATATAAATTAAGCCTACATATTCTGCACATAAAGTCGTCACGTTCCCTTATGCTTAAACTCTTCTGATGCCATCTATTTGTTTGCCTTATTGTGTTTACTGTAGTCTTTATTTTCTTTGCTGGTTTATATGGGCAAATATGATTATCAGGTACTATGCCACATCTACTACAGGTTTTTAACATTTCTTTTTCTTATTTCCAAAATGTATTATTAGTATTGTTGCACATATTATTATTGTCTTTAGTACTGAATCGTTCATATTTACCACCTTCTTTTTTATCTTCTAATTTTTCTAGTTCTTTATTGCATTTACAGTTTCTTGGACATTTCTTGCAACTTTGATTATATTTAAAACATAAATCTAATATATTTTTTTCCTTCATAATTTCACCTACAAAAAAGAACATATTTCTATGTTCTAAAAATAAATATAGGATTTGAACCCATACCACTAGGCTGTTTAATCTAATTAATAACTTGTATTAACCATTATAGTAAATATACCTAGTATGCTATCCACTACACCAATTTATTTATTGTAGTCCCTAAACCTCACATGAACTACATGTCTCGCACCAGTTAGGCATTTATATAGTTATTAGGAGAATATATGAATTTAATTAGTTCTAATTGCGAGATTTCCGTATTCTTATAAGCACTGTACCAACTGATATATGAATACCCATCCACTATGTAGTCGCCAAAAAACATAGTCCAAGAAAATCATTAATAGCCTAATATAAAACACTAATGTTTTCCTATATTTTAAATGGGTAAAAAGTGACACGTTAGTTTTTAAATGCCTAGCAAGATAACTCTAACAAACTCCTAGGGCTTATAGCATATATCAATCAGTACACTACCTACAAAACTGCAAAAAGATAGTGTTTGTAATATTTGCAGATATTACAAAATAATGAGAACAAAGAATTGATTAATATTGATAAATACTTTTTCAATTCTTCTTAGTGCCTATTATAAGCACCATCGAATGAATAATCACGATGTCCTTAAAGGTGTTCGAATTACATTATTCACTCAATGCTACCTATAAGATAGCATGAAAGGTCTCCTAAAGCAGCAAGAGACAGTATCAACTTAATGATACTACACTAATTATATATAACTATGTGAGTGTCCCTACCGTCGGGTTACATACACACCTTTTGTTATAATCTGGGGCTTATTTAATCCGTAGAACTCTATGAGCTAAGGGCATAATTATAACTGACACTTGATCCTGCCTACAGGCTGTTTCTATATAATCAGTGTACTAGCATCAAGCTAGTACTAAAAGAATAAAAAGGGGTGAGCTAGTGTTTGCGTGATACTAGCAATCGAAAAAACACATCCCTGAATTATGTATTTTTTCAGTTTATATTATTGCATATAATTTACTGACATTTCACTGACAATTTTAATTTATTTATATGTTCTTTTATGCTATTATGATAGATTCTCCAAATTGTCCTATCGTCTACATAATTTTTCTCTGCTGTTTTTGATATTGCTTTACTTATATTCATATTATCGAATACTATATATCTGTATAGTTCTGCTCCCATTCCTTTTAATTCTTTTATTGTGTTTTCCATTAGTCGTATGTAATATTCTAACTTATTAAGTTCGTTTCGTTGTTCACTTATTTCTTGATCTAAACTTTTCCCTGTTTCCTCATTTATTTTGGTTAATTCTTCTACATATAATGTCATTGGGTCTTTTATCGTATGCCCTCCGTCAACATGTTCTGAATTCATTGGTTTGTTCATAGGAAAGTATTTACAATATATTGCTTCTTTTCTGTCCATTAATAAGTTCAATCTTGTCTTTATTATATTTCTTTCACATAATGTATTATTATAATTTATTATCGCTTTCATACAACCTCCACTTATTCTTATTTTTTCTTTGTTAATCTTTTTTCTCCCTCAATAGTTTGTCTTTCTTGTTGTAGTTCTTTTATTTCTTTTTTAGTATCCTTTATTAGTTGTGCTTTTAAGTAGATTAAATAGTTGATTTCTTTAACTCTATCTTTACTCATACTTATTCTCCTTTAACGCCTACTACACTTATAACTCCAGTTCCTTCAGTAGTTGCTAAATTCTGATTGATTATATATTTTTGTACTTTTAATAGATCAAGTGCATTAACTTGTCCATCATTATTAACATCATATGGATTTCTTTTATTAGCTTTTATTATATCGATACCTACGATAACAAAAGTTATTGTCAATATGATTGCACATATAGTACATATTGTAAGTATTATATTTTCAAATTTATTCATTATTACCACTCTCCTTTATAATTCTTGCTTTTTCAAATAAATTGGTATAATTCCTAGTAATAAATACAAAGTATATTTATATCTTGGAACAAAACCGAACAAGCCATTGTAACCTTTGTAATAAATTTTTTTAATCATTATTACCACTCTCCTTTAATTGTTTTATTTTTCCTAAAAGTTCAGTTAAATATAGTGGGCTAGGTGCCCAATGTTCCATTCTTTCTCGTTCTATTTCTTTTTCAATTTCATTTATAATATTATTTAATCGGTTTACTTCACAATTTAACTCATTAATCATTTCATCTTTATTTCTTTCTTCAAATGGTATATAATCTGGTGCTAAAAAACCACCATTTATTTTATTCCAATCTATCATTCTTCATCGCTTCCATTCAATGTATCTAATGTTGTTTGTAAATATGCTATTATGCTTAAAATATAACCTTTTCTATTAACATCAGAATCAAAATAAGTATCTTCTATTGGAGTTTCTAATTGTTCTTTATAGTGATTAATTACAAATTTTATATATTCTATTGCTTTCTCACATCTTGATTTGTAAATATCTACTTTTTGCTCCATATCTTGAAATTCTATTAATAATAAGTTTTGTTCTTTTATTTTATTATTTAATCTTTCATTTTCTTGTTGTAGGTTTGTTATGTAATCTAATAATTGTTTCCATTGTTCAATACATAAAGCAAAATCTTTTTCTTTAGTTGTTTCAATTTCATTTTTAATATTATCAATTAATATTTCTTTTATTTCTTCTGTCATTTATTCCATCTCCTTTTTTAATTCTTGGATTTTGTCCTCTAAATCAGGTACAGTAACAAATTTTGTTCCTGATGTTGCTATAATAAAAGCATTCTTATATATCCATTCTTCCAACTCATCTAATACAGTCTTCTTTGGTTTAAACCATGCTTTTTCTATTGCTTCAAAATTAACGTTCATTTGAATCACACCTTTCTGCTTCTTTGCATTCTTTTTTTAATCTATTAATAAAACTTTTGTATCTTCCCCAAGTATATTTTTTAGTGCATAAATTATATTGCTTTTTTAATTCTGATACTCGTTTATTTCCTAAAATAATCTTTGCGTATTCTTCCCAACTCATTTAATCCACCTTTTCTACTAAATCGGCTTTTATTAGGTCATCTGCTACTTTTAATAAATATTTTTCATTAATACAACCCCAAGTATCTAAAAACAATTTTCTTGTATCTATAATAATTGCTAAAGTATCATTGTCTTCTAAATCTTTATTATATGATGGTTGCCCATAAATTGAGGCTTTATAATAGCCAAACTTTTCTAATTCTTTTAAATTTATATTATCTTTTATTTTCAACATATTTAACCCTCCAACAATTCCTTATTCTCGTAAATGTTGCCTATTACTTCGCATTCATCTGCAAATATTCCTGTATCATTATTGCAAAACGGGAAAAATCCACAAAAACTATCATTCCATTCTACTTTTGATTTAAAAACACCATATTTACTTTTAACAATATCCCCCTCAAATATCTTCTTACCGTTTTTATCTTTTAAGCCTGTGTATTGTCCTATTGTTTTAGGGTCAACAATGCGTTCGTCTGCGTGTTTATTTCTTATGTAATATCTTTCATCAGCAGAAAAAAGTGATTCTACTTTGTAAGGTGTTCCATACACCCATATATCCCCCTTAACACTTCCTGTAAGTCCTCTAAATTCTATATCTCTATTCATAATCTATTTACACCTGACTTTCTAATATTTCAAACAAATCCAATTCATCATTACTTAATAATTTTTCTAGTCGTTTTATTTTCAATTTTAATAGTTCTATATGTTTTTCTTTCTGTTTTATTTTCAAGCGAAGTTGTGCGTTTTCTCGTTCAAGTTTCATCATACTATTTAAATGATTGTATTCATTTTTATTCATACAACTTGTCCTTTCTTATTTAATTTTACTATTTCATAATTTTCTGAATATTTAAATGAATTAAGTATTGCTCTTGCTGTAACCTTACTTGATATCTTTTTAGCTTCTTTTAAATCTAATACACAATGTATCCATTTCTTTTCTACTTTTGATTTATAAAACATTTTATTTTTTTGATTTTGTATTACGTACATGATCATACTTCTCCATTTCTTGTTTGATTTTTTTTAAAATTTTTTTTATTATTCTAGAAACATTGGCTTGACTTTGCCCTGTTATTTCTGCTAATTGTTTTTGTCTTAAAATTTTTTTATTATTTAATCCATAACTATGTTCAATAATAAATCTTTCGCTATCTGATAAATTAGAAATTGCTTTATAAAGATGAATTATTTCTTCATTATTGATTAATTCTTGCTCAATATTTACATTACTTGGAATTTTATCTATCAATAGTATTTTATTTCCACTTTTTTCAAAAACAGTTTTTTCAAGTGAGATAGTATTATAATTTGCTTTTAATCTGTTGCTTTGCTGTTGCCTCAAATAATGCAGAATTTCATTTCTTATACATTTCCCAGCAAATGTAGAAAAATTTATTTGCTTTGTTTCATCATAATTTTTAGCAGCTTTTATTAGTCCAATTATTGCTATGTCGTAATACTCATCTAATTGATTATATAAATTCATTTTTTGTAGTATATGGTATACTAAATTATGATTACCCAGAATTAATTGTTCTTGCATAATATCTCACTCTCCCACTTTTTTAAAAATTTCTTTTGTTCTTTTGTTGTATCCATATTATTTTTAGTTCTTTGTTGTACTACTTTATTATTCTTTACCTCTACTGTAACTAATGATTTTTCTTTTTCACTTACTAAACGCATAAAGTAAATATCGCACTGACCTTTTACTATTCTATCTGCATATGTCTTAACACAATTGTTTTGTTGTGCTGATTCATTAATCATTTCTTCTACTGACTTCGTAGGATATATAATAAATTTTTTATTCTCGTATATATTTTTCTTTATCTTGTTATATCTAGCCTTAATCTTTTTTGCTGTCTGTTTGCTTTTATTAATTTCAATTAAATTTTGTAATTCATCATGTTTTGATTTTAGATTTTTAGGATATAAGATTGGTTTATCTTTTAAGTTATATCTTAATTCTTTACAAAAACCTATATAGTCTAAATATAACCAGGTATCTTTTAATTTGTAATTATATAAATCATAAGGTTTGCAATATTCTAATAATTCTTTTAAGTCATATAATTCAGACAAATATTGTATAAGGTTATGATCTTTTATTTTTACTAACTGTAGTGTTTTTAATTCTTTATAAGTAATATTGTTCTGTTGCATAAATTCTAAATAGCTTTTGTCCACACCGAATATATCTTCAAATTTTCCTTTTGTTTGAAACTGTTGATAATCTGATGCCAGATTATATAGTTTTGCTTTTGTTAATAATTCAAGTCTATAATCATTGCGAGTTACACCATCTATTATTTCACGTACATTTACTTCTGCATTATCTAATATTGCTTTAGGATCATAGTACCTGTGCCTTAATGTACCTTCGTCTACAAAACATTTACCACATATCATAATGTAATATTCAGGTTTCCAATATCTTGTTTTTTCATGGTAACTTATATAAAAATAGCCTGATGTATTTTTTCTCATGTTATTTATAATAAATCCTTCTATTGAATAACCTGTTACTATTTGTCTTCCATACTCTGTTATCTCGTATATCATTGTTTCATTTGATAAAATACTCAATATTTCGTAATTTCTAACTATGTATTCATTGTTTTTATATGGTATTAAATACATTACATAGTCTTTATTGTAATAATTAGTTGTTCTTTTGAGTAATAATTTTTGATTACATTTAGAACAAATATCATATTCATTTATTTTTAATTTTGTATTAAATTTATGTTTGCATTTAGTACATAAACATTCTTTTTTATTCATTAAACCAACATATATTTTTTGGTCCTCTATAAACTGTTTAAATTCTTTTGTATCGTTCCATTGTTCCACATAGTTGTTTATCTTTTCTATTTGTTCTCTTACTGCTTTAGTTATATACATTTTAGAATAAACTCAATTGTCCTTCGGCAACCCATTCTTTCTTTTGAACTTTCTTTATTGGTTTAACTTCTTTTACTTCTTCTGCTTCTTCTGGTTCTTCTTTTATATCTAAATCTTTATTATTTTCGTCCCAGTAATGAACAGCCCATCCGTAAACTACTTCGTCTTCTATCATAGCCATTCCGTTTTTTGATTTATTTTTAGCTTGTCCTTTTATAAAATCTACCATTTTTTTCAATGATTTAGATTCGTTTAGGTATTTATCATTCATATCCTCTCTGGATAATAAATACTCTACTATTTTTAGAAGTGCTGGATCTTTTATCTCACTTGCTAATGCCTTAATTCTTTCTATACCTTCCATTTTAACCTCTCCCTACTGCTACTCTTTTGGATAACATAAATTTAAATTTTGTTTTTTCGTCTTTAAATACATAGTTATTGCAATGTGAACATATTTTTATTGGTTCATACGATGGTAAGAATACACTATGTCCACATTTACATTTAACATTTTGTCCAAATAATGCATCGTCTAATTTGCTATAATAAGTATCCCTTCTCATTCTTTTTCCTCCTATTTTATTCTTAATTTAACCTCACCATATTTTTCATTCATTTGTTTAATTTTTTGATTCGCTTTATCTTTTGGTAAAACATCCATATCCGATAATATTTTTAAATAATTTTCATTTTCATAATGTAGTTTATCTATTTGTTGCTTTTGTTCGTTTATTTCTTCTTGCATAACTCGCATTATTAAAAATGCAGATGCAGCTATTAATAATACAAATATTACGATACCTTCCATTTTTTTTACTCTCCTTTGCTTTTAAGATAATCTATTATTTCATTGATTTTACGAATTGCTATCCATAATTTTGGTTCTTCTTCGTTTATGCCTTCAAAATCATCTTTTTGTATTTTTTCAGGTATTTTATTTTCTTGTGTTCCGGTTTCTATCGACATAACTTCTTTACCATCTGCATACATCTTATAACCTGTAAAATTATTTTCTATTTTTGTTAAAACTTGCGAAGGGCTAATATCATTAATAGATTTCGGTTCTAATATTATTGCTACTTCTTTATTTAGCCAACCAGTTTCATGGTATTTAGCTCCAATCAAATAACATCTGAAATTGACTTTTACATTACGATAATCTTCTAGTTCTTGATCATACAAATACTCGTCTCTGTCAAATATTATTTTCTTTGGTGCTTGACCAGCTTTTATTAATCCTAGTAATTCATAAACTGTTATTCCTGTTATTTTCATATTTAATACCTTATCCTTTCTAATTTTTCTCTTTTTTCTCTATTTGATGTCATTGTGTATATTGCTGTTGTATTAATGTCATTATGGCCTAGAATATCTCTTAATTCGTCTAAATCAATGCCGTTTTCTTTACATTTTTTTGCAAATAAATGTCTCCATGCGTGAGGATGTATTTTGTTTGGATTGATTTTTGCTTTTTTAGCTATCTTCTTCAATCTTCTCCATATAGTTGAATTATTAAGCATTTGTCCGTCCTTAACCGGACTTTTAAATATATAACCGGACTTTATTTTATTTTCTTTACAATAGGCTTTTAATTCTCTTTTCAATTCGTTTGTTAGAATTAATGTTCTTTCTTTTCCTTTGTTGTACACTCTTTTAATGTAATTACTTTCTAAACTTTCTACTGTATAGAACTTTAATTCGTCTACTCTAGCTCCACAATGAGCAAATATTTTCATTATCAGATACATATCCATCATTCCCATTGACTTTGCCCATCTAAGCATTCTTTTATGTTCTTGCTCCCATATTGGATCATCAATTGAGGATTTTTCCTGTTTCTTATATTTTTTCAAAATACATTCATCATGTCCTAGATATCTCATGAATTTATTAATAACAACAACATACTTATTTTTTGAACTTACTGAATAGCCTTTACTATCCAAATAATCTTTAAAATCTAACATAAGTTGTTTGTTAAGAGTGAATTCTTCTGGTAAGAAGTCTATTAGTTTTTTTACATCGTTTCTATAATCGACAATAGTTCTTTTAGACTTTTCGTCCAATCTTTCATCGTTTATAAAATCATTTGCTTTTTCTTTTATTTCTTCTTTAATCATATTAGCCTCCTTACCCTTTTTATTCTCTATAATCTCTGCAAGATAACCCCAACATTATATTGCACTTACTAAATTGTTATTTTAATTAATATTTATAAGGTTTAATTGCTTATTTTTTTATTCAGATACTTTTTAAGATTTTTGATACCTTTTATAGTAGGTTTATAATATTATCATTTGTGGCAATCTCTTTGGTATTTAATTCATAACTATCAACTAATAACAATGCAGCATCATCATATATTAAAATCCCTTTGTATAATTGTTCTGTCATTCTCTTTATTAGTAATAATTTATCGTTAGGCGATATGGGTACTTTACATTTAAACACATAACCTTTTGATGGAGTATTTAAAATAATACTGGGTTGTTTAGTCATTATTCTGCCTCCTTACACTTATTAATTTTGTATTCTAATACATGTGTCATTCTTAACATTTGATTAGCTCTATGCTTGATATTATTTATTGTTTCTTGCATTTCTTCTTCTGTTTCACAAATATAGAATCCTCCATGAGTTCCTGATACACTTCCTACTACTTCAGTAAATTTCATGTTCTCTCGTATATTTTGAATAACTTGTCTCATAGATTTATCGCTTCTAATTTCAAACATATTTCTTAAATCTTGATTTTTTATTAAGTTATCTTTGCCACGATTATGTGAACAAAGATATGCATATACTAATTCTTCAATCATAGTAATTCCCCTTTCTATTCGATTGATATGGGCATTCCCGCTTTACTCATAACATAGTTTTCTATTCTTTGAATTTCTTCTATTTCTGATTGTGATTTTTCTTCTTTTTTTGTTAAATGATCATATAACTTTTCAATCCATTGATCATAAAATGTTGTAAATGCATCATCAGGTATTTTTAACATTTTTTCTTCGTCGAATGTCTTGAACATATAACTATGGATTTTCATGTATTCTATTGAGTTATGTCGTTCCATATGTTTCTGATATTCAGATAATGGTAATGCTTTTTTACAATTTCCACATATTACTCTGTAATTGTTTTCTTTTCCTTTGTCTGATGATTTTGTTAAATATCTTGTTAGAAAATGCATCTTAGGTATTTGAGAATTAAAATCACCTCTTAAGTGTTCCTCAAACTTTCTATAAACATCTTCTTTGTCATAGTCTTTTAAACTCGCAAGCCATTCATCGACTACATAGTCGGCCTCTATAAAAAATGATTGATAATGCGCTTTTATTTTTTCAAGAAATTTAGTTACTTCCGGTCTTGTCATTTTCTAAAAACCTCTTTTTTACTTCTTCCCAATTTTGATTATTAGAATTATTTGTATTAGGCTTAATATTTTTTAATCTATCAAAAACAATTCCTTGATAATTATTAGCAATACTATAATCAATGACATCTATTACTTTATCTGTCCCATGTTCTTCTACGGCTTTATCAATTCTTTTTAATAAAGTATTTAATCCTATTTCTGTATATGGTTTATCTTTTCTTTGTTTTTTATAATTTATCCATTCTTCTATTTTAGATATTAATAAATTATTATTATTTATAAACTTAAAATTATAAATATAAAACTTAAAACTTAAAATACTTGTTTTGTTTTTGTTTGGTTCTGTTTCGGTTTCTTTTTGGTTTTCGTTTGGTTCTGTTTTAGTTTCTTTTTTTGTTCTTCTTTTTGAATTACTTTTTGATAAATTTAATTGATTCTTTAAAGTATTAAAAATAGCTTGATTATGACCTGTTAAATTGGGTTCAATATCTTTAAACATATAGTCATTAATTGCTATTAATAATGTTGCTTTATCCTTTGATGGTAAAGTATCAATTAAATTGAAATAATCAAAATACATAGTAAAACTATTAACACTATTCATACTTTCCCCTTCCTAATTTGACTATTCTTTGTTTTTGTGTTATAATCTAGAAGATTAATTTAATTAATCAGCACATGTTTTGTTCGTGTTGCCCCCTATATTAGCAATACGAACTTTTTTTATACTCTTTTTCATATAATCTCCTTTGTGATATAATTACCTCAGAAAGCGAGGTGTTATATTTATGGAAACTGCTAAAGAAATTGTTATCGCTATGCTCCAATATGGTTATCTAAACGTAACTGGTGATGATGATAAAAATATTGAAACTGTAAAAAAAGCATATGATGAAATATATAAGCAACTTATAAGTTCTAGACAAAGTAAATAAAATGCTAATTCATCATTTAAGATTAGATACTGACCTATCTAGTCTTTTTTTATTACAACATTTCCTTCTTCATTTACTTCAAATGATTTATTTTCCATTTTAACCTCCTACATATGGTTCATACAGTAATTTACTGAATAACCTTTACTTGTACATGTATCAATAAAACTTTTATTTTGTTTATCTATTAGTGCTATACATACACATGTAATTGTTATAATAAATGCTGCTATTAAGTATCCTAATACTTTATCTCTTTTTTCTTGTTTCTTTTTTAATTCAATATATCTTCTTACTTTTTCCTTATATTCACGATTTGCTTGTTCGTGATTTTTTTTAATCATTTCTTGCATACTTTTACTCTCCCTCTTATATTCCAAATTTTTTCTTAAATATTTTTGTTAATGCTACTTTTGTCCTTCCTTCTGGAACAAAGTAACCTTTATTTTTCATTTCAATTCTTAATTCATCAATATATTTTAAAGCTCTTGGATAACTTAATGATGGTATTATTATCATTAAATCCACTGCTGTAATATATTGTTGATTTAATATTTCTTCGATTGTTTTCATCTAAACTCCCCTTCCAATGATTGGCGTATTATTTATTTGTGTGATTAAACTCACGAATTATTTTAAAAAAAATAAGTTCATCTACTTGATAAAAATTTAAAATCTTTTCTAGCATTCCTAATTTCATATCTGAAGCGTCTTTTTCATACTTGGATAAAGTATTGAAATGTATTGATAATTCATGGCTTACTTGTTCAAGTGATAAGTTTTTCTTTACTCTTAATGATTTTAGTTCTTCACCAATTAATGTACCACTTATAAACATCTTATCCCTCCTATCTAAACACATTATACCGTGATTATAATCACTTGTCAATACTAAAATGTGATTTTTTTCACATTTTTTGTTGTTTTTTCACAAATATATGTTAAAATAATATTGTGGAGGGGATTTGATGGCTAGGTTTTTTAATAAAAATTTAAAATTCATACGGCAACAGAAAGGAATATCACAGCAAGAAATAGCTGATAAATTAAAATTAGATCGTTCTACTATATCTAGATGGGAAAATAATGATATGGATGCAACTGTTGAAAATGCTATTCAAGTTGCTGATATGTTTAATATATCAATTGCTGATCTTGTCGGAAAAGATTTAACAATCGGTAATAATACTCAGTTCGATGAACTAGAATTATTATTTGATAAACATAAAGATATATTAACTGATGATGATAAAGAATACATAAAATTTATAATTGAAAAAAGAAAAAAAGAAATAGACAAAGAATTAGGTAAAGATTAA